ATGGAATTATTATTCCAGATCAATATAAATCTATTTTTGTATATGCCGATAAAATTTCATCAATAACCTTACTACCTCAAAAATCATATAATGGTTATGCATATTTAGTTCAAGAGAATGCATCAGATGTTGGAACATTTCATATTTGGAATTCAACAACATCGGAACATGAAACATTTATTCCAGAATACGGATGGATGTTAGGTTCTGAAACAATAAACTCTCAGGTAGGTTTTATAAAAGATTTAACAAATCAAGATTATTTTACAGATGCAATTAATCAATCAACTGTTTATCGTGAATTTGATTATGTTCGTGGTATGAGAATTGTCGTAGAGACAATGAATAAGTTTGACTCTACCTTTGATTTAATTGAAATGTCACCAAGACTGGTGGTAGATATTTCAGACAAGGTTACTGATTTTCAGATTACAAAGATTTTATCAGACGTGGGAATTACTTCAATGCCTGTAGGACAACTGCTAGCCTCTACTGGAACCCTAAACATATTTGATGATGATCAAGCGTTTAATGAAAATAATGCGTCAAGTATTATATCTAAATATATTAGAAAAAATATTAAGTTTAGCTTTCATGAAGTAATTTTAGATGTAAATGGCTTTGATTACTTTGTTCCTATTAAGACTTTGTATTCGGAAGGAATACCACAGTCTAATGGCACTGGCGCAACACTTTCATTAACCTTAAGAGATCTATTCTTTTTCTTAGAGTCTATGCCTGCTCCAAGATTACTTACAACGCAAACATCTTTAAGCTATGCAGTTAGCCTACTGCTTGACTATATTGGCTTTAGCAATTATTCTTTTAAAAGAACTGCTGGAGAGTCTGATACTATTATTCCGTATTTCTTTATTGCTCCAGATCAAAATGTTGCAGAGGTTTTAAATGAATTAGCTAGGGCAACTCAAAGTGCAATGTTCTTTGATGAAAATAATAATTTTATTGTTATGAGCAAAGACTACTTAATGCCAACAGAAGCTCAAAGAGCAACAGACTTTGTAATTTCTGGATCAAATAATCAAGCAGATACTGGAGTAATAGAGAATAGTTCATCTGGTAATTTACCAAACCTAATATCTATTGCTTCACAAGATAAAAAGATTTATAATGATGGGAAGATTAACTATACAGAAAGATATATCCAAAGATCTTTAGGTAAGTTAAAGCAAGCAAGCTTAATCGATAATGAAAGAACTTGGATATATAAGCCATCATTATTATGGGAAGTTGCGGGAACAGAAAACACAAAAACTATTAATGAAGTAGCATCAACACAAGGAAGCTACGTACTAGGTGCAATGCCATTAAACTCTGACCTATCTTCAACACCGCCACAAGTTGTTGCAGGAGTGTTAGTAAATAACATAATTGATTTTGGAGAAAACGTTTATTGGTTGACAAGAAATCAAGGATATTTTTACTCTAATGGAGAGATAATTAAGTATGATGCTGCTCAATACAATATTACAGGAACTGGTAATGTTTGGATTAGTAATAATGAAGAGTATCAAAGATATTTTTCATCACTCCCATTTAACGGAAAGATCTACCCTACTGGCTTAGTTAGAATTTATGCAACACCATATTATGAAACAATTGCAGATGTTGTTAGACTTAAGAATGGTCCAGTAGTTGATCATGGTCGTGGTCAATTTAATACTCCATTAGCAGATCATACCGCAGGAGCAGCACCTTATTGGTCAAACAATGACTATGTTAGAGGTTGCGACATGGATCATACATATCTTTTTACTAATCAGTTATTAAAAGATATTGCCTTGCCAGTAACAGCAGTAGGTGCTGCTGGAGTAAATGATGTTTTAGCAAAAAAAACAACACGAAATGGAATTATTAAAAATTTTATGTCAACAGCTTATCTGACTGAAACTTCTGTAAATAGTTTACAGTCAACCCAGTCTGGAACAATTCAGTCTTCAGCACTGGTAATGAATGGTCCTTCTTTTAAAAGTACAGAAAATCCAATTAGCTTTGTATCTTATGTCTATAAACAGCTAGACAATGCGTATAAACATTTTGGAACTAGAGTTCGTATTGTTGGCAAGGTTGAAAATAATGCTACTAAATTTCAAACACCTATTGGAAGTACAGCATACTATCAAATTACTGGAAATACTACAGATCAAAACCCAACAATTGGTGGAGCAGGTGGAGGAATAGCAGTACTTCTTAATCCAGAAACAAACAATGGTTACTATTTTGAAATTACTGCACTGACTGAAAATAACATTGAGTCATACTTTAAATTTGATAGTGCTGGTAATCCAAATGTTTCAATAGATAATATTGTTTTTTATAAAATTAAAAAGGACGCTTTAAGTTCTCAAGCTATTCCAATAAAACTATGGGGAGGACTAGGAAAGATACTGGTTGATGACGGTTCTTTTACTGGACAATACAGGCTTGCTGGAGAAGAAAATCCAACGGTATATGATTTATCAGTAGAATATGAAGACATTGGTAAAATAAGAAGATTTTATCTTTACATTAATAATAAGCTAATTCAAGTAGTAGATGATGCTGACCCTCTACCAATCTACAACAACATGGCTTTGTTTACTCGTGGATCTTCTAGATGTATGTTTGAAAATGTATATGCGCTATCTCAAAACTATTCTCAGAACACATCTTTTAATGTTGGAGAAACAATATCTAAAGCATTTGGAGATAAAGATATTGATGCTAACGAGTCATTTAGAAAATATGCCATGAGTGGTGTAGTTCAATCTACTTACCTTGGTGGAATAAGTTCTCAACAACCACCAAAATATAACATGTATTTTGAAGAGTTTGGATCAATCATGAGAGAGTGTGCGTACTTTGACATTAAATATGATCGAGCTTACCCAGCTCTTTATGCTCAGATATCTCCAACCTTTAACAGAATTAAGTCATATATGGTTTCAGGCTTCCAAGCAGACTCTTATGGCGCAGAATTTTTAGTGTTTAACTCTACAGATAAAGCAATTAACCTAGATGAAACCACAGGAAGCTTTTTAAGAATTCAAGGAATAACATTTACTCAAGACACAACACATGAACTAACGGTTGATGAATTTTTTAAAAAGCGTAGCAATATGGCAGATCCAGAATTAACTGATACAAATCAAATAATTTCTCCTTTTATTGAAAAAGAAAAATATGACAGAATTAGACAAAGCAGAATGACGTATGGCAAAAATGAATTCTCTATTGACAGTCAGTATATTCAAACACAAGATAGCGCAGAATCTCTTATGAACTGGATTATAAATAAAGTGATGGAGCCTAAGAAAATAGTTGGAGCTAACATTTTTAGCATACCAACATTACAATTAGGAGATATTGTTACTCTAGACTATAAAGATTCTGATGGATTAGAATTAGTAACAGCAGACTCTACCAGGTTTGTTGTTTATAATATTGTCTATAGCAGAGGTCAGGATGGCCCTTCTATGACTATTTATTTGAGTGAGGTATAAAATGGCTGAAACTAATTTTTCTAACCTGTCGGCATCTCCATTAACACCAGCTGATCTAGCCAATGCAGCCATTAACTTTATTAAACAAAGTTCTGTTAAAACTGCTCCAATAGATACAGTCTTATTTGATGATGGATCAGTAGCAATAGAGGCTATGACTGATATTATCTTTGAGAATATTGGGGGACATGAGTTAATCAATATTGCTAGAAATGATACTATTAATGGTCAAAACGTATCCTATAATGTAATTAAAAACTTAACAGCAATTCAACAAGAATATAATCCATTAAACATTCTTAGCCTTCAAGGGTCATCAGATAAGATATTTAATAACTTTCCTATTAATATAGACGAAAAAATTCCACAAGTTGGAAACGGTCCAGCAGGAACAAACGTATATTTCAATGCCTCTGGAGATCTAGTTATAGAGTTAGTTAATCTTAACAGTGATGAGCAAGTTGAGGTACAAATTAGCTTAAGTGGTACAATATATGAAGCAGATTTGGGAGAATATGCATAATGATAACTAATACTGGCAAGACTATTATTGGCAAGTATTTACTAGGGCAAGCACCAGCTTTTGCTTCTTACATTGCCGTGGGCTGTGGCCCAAAGCCAAGATTAAACATTAATTCTTTAACAAGCTGCTCAACAGTATCACTTGGCACAACAGTTACGACTACCTCTACAGCAGGATTATGGATTGGAGCATTAGTTAGTATAACCGCTGGTACTGGATCAATACCAAATCCAGCATTTGTTGCATCAATTATTGATTCCACACATTTCACCTTAAGCGTTGCACCGACAGTAGCACTCTCTGGAGCAACAATGTCAATTGAAATTGATAAAGATACAGAAAATCTAGATTTTGAAATGTTTAGAGTTCCCATATCTTCAAGGGGGTATGTACAAGAAAGTGGTTTAAATAAAATTGTTCTTACGGCTGAATTACCAACGGAAGAAAGATACGAGATTACAGAAGTAGGCCTATACTCAGCAGGATCAAACCCATCTGCTGGAGCATACGATAGCAAAACAATCTTTGCATTTACTAATACAGAAAGCTGGCAACACCATACTTCCTCTGCTACAACATTAATTCCAACAATACCAGTAGCACTTGATACTGCCAATGACAATATAATTACAGGTTCATATTTAATAAACGCAGATACAAAAGAATATGATGCTGCAGGGGTACTAACAGCAACCCCTGTATTTCAAACTAACTCTGATAACAGTATATTTTATAAAACGTCTAGAGCAGAGAGATACGAAAGGTGTAGGTTTTTAAATAATGTTATTTTGATTCCAGGAAATAATGCAAACTTGTCAAAGGCTGTATTAGTTTCTAATGCAGTAGGTACGGGAACAATTGTAACTTATACTACGGCGCTACCACATACTCTTTCTGTTGGTAATAGTGTAACCGTAACTGGAGTCAGTCCTGGAGCCTATAATCTTTCTGGAGTAACCGTAGCATCAGTTCCAACATCAACAACCTTTACAGTAGCAAATTCAGCAACTGGTTCGTACTCTTCTGGGGGATCAATAAACGTTAACCACTTTATAATTAATACTGGATCAAACCACATACATTTAACTGGTGTAGATCTTGATTTTACAAAAAATTCTCCAATAGATGAATTCCGTCTTGCATTTTCTATAGTAAGTAAAAATGGTGAATCTGGCTCAGTTCCAGGAACTGTAAGAATTTTAGTTGATTTTGCTTCATCAGATACTGTAGATGGAGAGTTTGCTAGATTTGAAGTTGACCTAGCTAATGAAAATGATCAATTTGAAGATAACAGATACTATGTTGTTTCAAAGCAAAGACAAGACCTATATACAAGCGCAAATTTTAACTGGGATAATGTTAGCGTTGTTAAAATATATACATCTGTTCTTGTTGGAGGAAGCCCATCATCAGACTATTATGTTGCCTTAGATGCAATGAGACTAGAAAACATTGCAACAGAAAACCCATTGTATGGATTGACTGGATACTCAATTATTCAAAACACTGATGCTGAAGCAATTATTAAATCACCAAATACAAATAACTATATTGAGTTTAGATTTTCTGTTGGTGTTTCATAATGGTTGATTCTAATATTAAAAAAGCAAAAGTTCTTCAAAATAAGTTACCAACTATCAGATCCTCTGATGAGTCTTATGATGTAAGGTATAGAATAATTTCAGAAGATAAAAACAGGCAGTCACACTGGTCTCCTATATTTAATGTTCAACCAGAGTATGTATACATATCTGGGAATATTAGTATAAGTTCTTCAACATTAACAACAGTAGCATGGGATCCAGTTACAGTAGAAATTGGAAATATTGCTATTACAAAAGCAAAAGATTATGATGTTTGGGTAAAATGGAGCAAGGCAAATGGGAATGGAGATTGGATAAATTCAGAAAGAATATCTGGAACAAGCATTATATTAGTTCATCCATCAACATTTTATTATAATGGCATAAACCAAGCTGAGGCACCCACTAGAGTTACTGTTGAAGTCTATTTAAAGGGTGAACCAATAAGCAGATCATCATCAAACTTACTTGTTTATTCACCAGCAATACATACGATTTAATGATATAATGGAGAGATAATGGCTAAATTACCACTACCTGAGCGAGGACAACCACTAGATGTTACATACATCTATCAGTTGGCTGAAACAGTAAATAACCTTTCTACGCAGGTTTCTTCGGCAAGTTATAACTATACTACCATTGATACTTCCAGTGCTGGAAAACAAAGCATCAAAACATCTGATGCTAGAGTCATTGGTGGAATTGTAGGAGTTGCAGACAACAGTACAGTTTCTGCTTCATCAGAAAAAACATTTGTGTACGACTTTCCTAGTGATTTTAAATATTCTCCAATTGTTTCAGCAACAGTAATTAATACAGGAAACACTTCAGCAGGATCAAACGTTTCAGTAGTTTTAAAAAAACCAACTACTTCTAGAGTTGAAGGTGTTGTTAAATTTAACGCTAGTGGAAACTTATCGGTAGATGTGCACCTACTTATTATCGGAATACCAAACTAGGTTACTATATTGTTGAATTGTAAAAAGTGTAATAGCAAAATGTTTATTGATAGACAATATACATCTATAGATCATCTAGAAACTTATTGCATATCTTGCGGGACAAGAGTATTCTTTCATCCACCAAGTGCAAGTCAGGAAGGCAAATGGCTACTGAGAAAAGAACAATTAAGGGCGAAGAGTACAATAGCCAATCTGTAATTAAAGGTAATCAAAAGGTTTGGTTTCTTAATGGAGATTTAGTTAGGCTGTACCATAGCTCAAGATCAACTGGTTTAGTTTCTGTTTACAATATCACAAAAGATAGAATAGAAACATGTTTAAGAGTTGACTTTAGAAAAAATAGAGAACGAGCATATACTGTAGCAGAAACTGCTAAACTTGTCAATAGGCATAGAAAATATATTCCATCACTAATTAAACGAGGAGTTATTCCTCCACCAGTTGGATCAACTTTAAATGGTGAAAGAAAATGGCAAAGAAGAGCTTATTATTCAGAATCGCATGTAAAGGAGATCCGTGCTATACTTGCAAGTATACATATTGGACAACCAAGAAAAGACAAATTAATAACAAATAATATGACTCCTACA